TCTGGTATAGTCCAGCCATTTCTGCCTAAGTCAAATCTACGAGTCATATACCATTTACCATCAATGTATGCTCCATACTTTGACGTACTACCCTTGTCTGATCTGTACCTGTTTACTACAGACCAACCATCCCAAAATAAATTGCTATTTGACTTTACGATTTCTTCCATTTTTTCTAATGATTTAATGTTCATGTTTATATTTTCCTTTAGTATCTAAAAATTCCGACTTCTACATTTTGTAACTCTGCCTCTTTAACTAATTTAGAAACAGAATCATTGGGTGTTGATAAAAATGCTAAATAGTTAAAATCTTGGATATTCTCTTCAATCCATGATGGTGGAACTTTATACATTTTAATCTTCTTACCTCTTGACTTCATACTGCGTTCTGCAACATTGACAAATTCCATAACCATAGAATTTATTTTTGCTGGACCTGCTGTATAAATATAAAAATAAGGATCTTCTTCTTTTGCGCTTGAAAGTGCTACACCCATAGCACGAAGAAAAACCTGGTAGTCATCAAAAGACTTGCTACCCTGCACTCCCACTATCATCTAAAGTCCCCTCTCGTAATCTATCTATTATGAACAGCATTTTATCTAATTGTACCTTACTCATCCTATCTGTGTCAACTCTTCTAGTGCTATCTTTATTTACAGTTCCATCTATAGACATATCTGCTGTATAGAAGGCATTATCTTTAATCCAATAGGCACTGTTATCCATAATTATAACCTTTATGTTATTTTTTGCTTCATGGATGGCTGACTGAGTTTTTTTAATTTTTTTATGCCTTACTCCTTTAGGCAAAAGCGGGAATACTAAAGAATGTATATGACTTTGACTATATCTAAGGGGCTTTATTCTTTGTTCTTGAAATATATTATTTTTATGTTGAAGTTTATCAACGATATAAATTAATATAAATGCAAGCAAAAACCCAGCGATATACTTCATAGTAAACTTATTATACTACTTATTGCAATAGGTTTCTTTTTATTTCCTTTAAAGAGTTTTGCATGTCTTCGTCTAATTCATTTATTTTATTTTTGTCAAATGCACGATCAGTTAAAGATACCATTGGGTTTGATAATGTAATATCCATATTCAAAAACCCTAACTCCCATAACTTCATGGCTGATGAAATAAAGTTATCTAAAACCAACTTATGAAGTTCTGGGTTTGTTTGCTCTAAATCTTTGCTAAAAGTATAAAGCATTTCTCCAGTGTCTGGATCAATCGCTGCTGGCTCTACTACCCCAGACAAGACTAGTTTATCAAAATCAGTTGGCTCTTGCATTTTTTGCCTTTTCTCGTTGCTGGGCCAAAGCAGCAAAATCCTTAACCTTGGTATCTCCAAGATAGCCCCAGGCATATCCATCTTCAATCATTTGATCGTTTACAGATACAGTATTACCATCAATATATAGCCAACCTAAAATGCGACCATATTTTTCAGAAGAATCTGGCTTTTCTGTTTTAATAACTATAACTTTGGCATCCTTTAACTTATGCTTTAGGTATTCTTTTGATTCAATACCTAAACTTTTTTCAAATTTATCAGATGTTCTGGATTCTGGTGTATCAATTCCAGCAAGCCTAACTCGCTGACTATAAGAAATATCAAAGCCTAAGTCTATGTCTACGTCAATAGTATCTCCATCAACGATTCTAGAAACATTTTTTACTCTATATTCATACATTAATTTTCACTACCTATCAGTTTATTTTCTATTAAACGTTCTCTTTCATCAATAATCTCTAATGCAAACTTCATCATGTTGTCATAACCTACAGCATTGTCCATAGCCTTATTGTAGTGATGACCGCAAAATAATAGGTCTAAATTATCTTTACCAATAACCTTTACGTATGCCTGAGCGCTACATCTATCGCATCTGTCTGTAGCATCTAGTAGCCAAACCTTTTCTTCTGCTCTGCCCTTTAACATACTAAACATATTATACCTTTCTATTGTCAGTTTTATAAAAACCAGAGCCATTGAATGTGACTCCTACATTAGAGTATACACGAACTAGTGGTTTGTTACAAGTCTCACATTCGTAGCCAGGATCACTTTCAGACATAGATCTAACCTTTGTATATCTTACAGCACAAGACATACAGTCATATTCGTATGCTGGCATTACTTCACTTTTTTCTTGGCTTTAACTTGCCATACTGGAAGATTTACATTATCTCCAGACCACTCGTAGCCCAATACCTTCACTACAAATTTAATTATCTTTATTCTCACTTTATTCCTCCTTTAAAAAATATTATTATTTTAATTATTTACATAAGATGCGACTGTTAGTGGTGTTATGATACTCGATCTTGCAGAGTTTGAGACAATTGCATGATACATTCCGTCTGGAAAATATAAAAAATCTCCAGGATTTAAGGTAAATGATTCTTCATATTTACTTTCTGGATATGACAATGTCCAAACCGCTTGTCCAGTTAGTTGAAAAACCATAGCACCCCATTTATCTACATGAGGGGTTACAAACCTAGATCCAATAGAAACTTTTATTAATCCAGATCCACTCATAAATTGATTCGGACCATTATATGAATGTATACCGTCGTGTATATCTAAAACATCTTTAGGGACAAACCCATTTTCTTGTTTTTGTAAATCTACACTAAAGTAAAGGTCGTCAACAATTAACACATTACCAGATACCACTTCTTTAATATTAGAAGATTTTGAATTAGTTTTCTCTACATCTTTTTTTAATTGTTCATTTTGTATTTTAGAATTATGATGTATTAAATTTACTATTTCTTCCCAGGTTATAGAAGAATTAAAAAAGGATTTAATAACAAACCCAGTTTTATTTTTTGCACTATTGACAAAGTCTGACGCTAAATTGATAAAGCCATTTTCTTTTTCTTTATCTAAAGACTCTGTTGCTATAGTTTGTATCATTATTTAAGATTGCTCCCAAATTTTGCCCAAACTCTTTCGTGCAAATAGTATCCAATAGATTCCCAAAGAATATACCCTAATGCTCCAAGTGTAGCATATTCGTATTCTACTTCTCCAGTAATCAAATACGTAACGATTGCAATAATGCCTGCAACACCAACTAAATGAAATGTCTCCCAACTTAGTGTTTTAAGCAAACTTCTTTTTGATGATTCCATATACTCTCCTATTGCTTATTTTATTTCTATTATATATATTATATACCTAAATGCTTAGAATGTCAATTGGACCCTTGCAGGATGTTGAATGTGTTATAGCAGCATTTACTGCAAGTACCGCTCTTTTTCTAGCATCTTTTTGCTTTTGCGTTGAATATAATGAGCCTAAAGCCAAATCTCCGCCAGACCCCATAGCCAAATAGTCTTGTTCGTATTGAGTTAAAGACATATCTACAGCGTTATGCTCGTATATTTTCCCACGAATACAAATTAGCATGCCAAAATCTGAGGATGCTGAAGTATCTACCCACCAATTCTCATAAAAAGTACGAAGTGCTTTTAAAAATTTACTATACATAAATTTATCAATGCTTCCACGACCCTCAAACTGTGGAGGAACAAAAAGATGTTTTATTCTATCTCCATCCATTGATCCTGCATATCCAAATAGGTATCCTTCTTTTTTCCATATTTTAGGGCTAGAGCAAATATTAACTGTGTTATCATCTGAGACAGCACGATCACCAGCCATCCATATTTTATTATTTACTTTATCACGAACGACTGCTATGCAAGTCATTTAAATACCCTTCTATGTTTAGAATTTAGTATAGCATTGAACTAAAAATATGTCAATTAGTTGACAGTTTGTCCACATTCTGGACATGTTTTAGGTTTCTTGGCATTCTTATTGGGCTTTGCAGTCTCATCAGTTTTCTTTGCTGCTACCCCGCCAAACTTTGGGCGACCAAAGCCTACGATAGAAATCATTACATTCTTTTTATTTTTCTTATAGGCACGGAGTTGCTTACAAACCTCTCCACCATTTCTCTGACTGCCCTTTTTATTACTTGAAGTATTACCCTCGATGCACCAAACAGTACCATCGCCATTATCTTCGATAACAATACCTACGTGGGAAATTCTATCGACACCGTCTGAAGGGAAATCAAAATAGGCGATATCTCCTGGCTCTGGATCTGCTACATCTCCGTCAATCCATGCGCCAGCCTTTTTAAATGCTGCTGCGCCACTTGGAGTATAAACAGTATTGGGAACTTTTACACCTGCCTCATTTGCACACCACATAACAAATGAACCACACCATGGTTGAAAGTTGGCCTTAGCAAATTTACCATATTTAGTCTCATTATCTTTCGGACCTTCAATAGTTCCAACTTCACCTTTGGCTACCTCAATTAACTTTTCTGCTGTTCCCATCTCTGCCATGATTACTCCTTGTCCCAATCAGTATCTACTGGTTGCTCTTCTGGCATAGCGCCATCTGGTTTCTTTGCAAGTCGTGCTCTTACTTCATCAAGTTCTGCATCAAGTTTATCTTCTGCCATTCTAATTTCTGAATCTACTTTTTTATTATCTACCTGTGCTTGCATAATATCTTTAGCGCCTGATTGACCAATTAATAGGCCCGCTAATGTTCCAGTAATAAATGTTGCAACTGATCCCAACACATTGAAGAACATCTTATCATTCTCTGACTGTGCACCGATTGGTTGGGTTACAAATATAAGAGCGTATAAAATTCCTAATGATGTAAATAATAAAATTGATCCAAGCACTATTCCTAAAATAAACTTTAGTCGTGCGTCAAGATCTTGTGGCGTTAGTCTTTCTCTTTTACTCATCCTGTTTTCCTATCAAGTCTTTTGTACAAGTTCCTGTAGCCTCACATATAGGTGGGCTACATTCTGCTTTTCCCCAGTTTGCTGGATCCTGGCAAGGATAGCGATAGTGACCGTCATACCCGCAGCCACTAAGGCCTAATACAAGTATACACGATAGTAAAATATGACGAATCCTCATATTGACATTATACTATTCTTTTTCTTCACGAAGAGGTATGGTTATAAGCCATAATATTGTGGCTCCTATTGTTGCTATACCCACAATTTGTTGAGCGGTACCAGTAAGAGTAAGCCATGCAATAAAGAATCCAAGCAGAGTCCATACTTGGGCTATACTTTCCTTAACTGCCTTGCCAAACCACCTTATAAAGCCTTTTAGCCCCTTTAAAAGCCACTTTAGACTCTTCTTTAAGCCATTAAAGGTCTTTGATAAATAAGGCTTAATTGTATTAATGTTTAGTTTAATCTTAGGTACTGATATCTTAGGTACCTTTATTTTAGATAATATAGTCTTAAGTTTGGTCATGTTCGTATTATACCCTCCTTGTTAAAGCAGAGGCTACAGAAGCAACAATATTTGATACCAGGATTACTGGAACTATTACCTCTTGTGCCTTTTCTCTTTGATCATCTGTCATATCTTTACCCCATTGTGATGGGTCAGATAATTTTTCTAAATCTACCGCTGCAAAAACAGCAAGCGGATCTTCTAAAAATAACTCAGCAGCAGCCTCAGTAATGGCATCTGCAATTGTATATGGCATAGGGGCATCGGCATTTTCTTCTGCCTTCTCAGCAAATGTTACAATAGCAGCAGCGACTGCTGGATTATCTTGTGCTGCTTCTGCAAGAATATTTACTTCATCTACCCTGACTCCCAGATCTTTCGCTACCTCTACCTTTGCCTCAGTTGGCAAGGTAGCCAAAGTATCACCAACAGCCTTCATCTGTTCTGGTGTTAATTTAACAATAACATTGTCTTTGCTTGTAAGATTAGCGATTATGTTTGTTAAGTTTGCCGTGGTATTATTGGTCTGTGATGGTTTTGGAGAAGGTACAACGAGAGTTGGCTCTGGTTGAGGACTTAGAGTGGGAAGAGGATCTATATCCGTTTGCTGAGGTGTTGGCTTTGGCTGAGGCTCTGGAGATTGCTCAGGTTCAGGGTCTGGAGTTGCGGATGATCCATCGCCTGTTTGATCAGTTGGCTCAGGATTGGGGGAATCTGGTTCTGTTTGCTCAGGCGATTCTTCAGGACGAGGAGTAGGCTCAGTTGAAGGAGTTGGCTCTGGCTCTTGTGTTTGCTCTGGTTTTATCGTCTCTTGCGGGGTTGGCTCTGGTGCAGGAGTTGGTTCAGGCTGTGGTTGGTTTGCTAATGCTTGGGCTATAGCAGCAGCAATTCTTTGATTTTCTTCAAATTGCCATTGCTTATTATATTCTTCTTGTGCATCTATAATTGCATCCTGCATATCTAATATTGAAACCTCATAATTATTTTCTGCTTGTGTAAGGTTTTCTAATGCAGTTGTTAGGTTTGACTGAGCAGTTGTTAGGTTTTGTTGTTTTATTGTTAGGTTTTGTGTTAGACTTTGTAAGGTTTGAACTTCTTGGTTATAATAAGATAACTTATTGTTATATATAGCAAGCATTTCATTATATGTGATTTGTGCTAACTGTTGTTCTGATACCGCTTGATTATAAGCATCTATTTGAGCCTGCGTTGCACCTTGGCCATATGACATCGCAGAAGACGCAACACCAGTCCACATACCACTATGGCCCCAACCAACATGAAATACTCCTGGACCTCCGCCATTATAATAATGAAACACAACATCTATAACTCTATCTTCTGTTGTAAATGTGTGGTAATAATATGGACTCCAAGTAGAACCTTGCTCCTGCCATTGATCAATAACTAACTGCCCATCTACGTACATTCTAAAGCCATCGTCTGTATATCCTGCAAAAGATATTTGATTAACACCGTCTGGTGCTGTTATTTTTCCAGAATATACAACAACCATATTTTCATATCTACCGCATATTGGCATACCCTGATAAGCCTGAGTCAAAACGCCAGAGCAGTATGCACCGCTTGCTATTGCGTAACCGTTAAACCCTCTTGTTAGATAGTAGGCAGTAAATTGCCATCCTTGATTTCCAGAATTGTTTACTGTTGCTTGAGCAGTTTGTAAATTAATATTTGCTATATCTAAGGAATCTTTGGCATCTTCTTTGTCTTCAAAGGCATCATCCTTATCTTGTAATGCAGTAGCAACTGTTACTGTTTGACCATCTACTGATGATTGGGCTAATTCTAAATTTGATAAGGCTATTAATTCTTGATCTATTGCCTCATCATAGGCTATCTGGCTTAACTCAAGAATATCTCTTGATTCGATAGCATAGTTATACTTATTTATTGCTATATCTAATAATTCTTGGGTTTTTTCTTTGTTATTTAATTTATCTATGTCAGACTGTAATTGTGTAATATCCTCATAAGCCTGAATTAATGGGTCTACCTGTGCTTGAGATGAAGCAGAAAAAGTCCACCCTAAAGCAAATATTGTTGATAAAATTATTCTAAATAAGTTACCTTTAATTTCCTCTCTCCATTGTATGTTTTCATACAGTTGAATTATATCATTTTATTACAAAAGAAAAGGGAGCCAGTTTCCTGACTCCCAAATCTTTTTAAGTATTAGTTACTTAACGTACTTAACCTTTGCCTTTGGATTCTTTGCGTTCCACTTCTTAGCAAGGTCATTGAATGCCTTCTTAATTGCAGCAAGTGCAGCAGCGTTATCTGCCTTCAACTTTGCAATCTCTGCATCCTTAGCAGCAAGTGCATCTGCAGCAATCTTTGCAGCAGCAGCAGCCTTATCAGCCTCAGCCTTTACAGCAGCAGCAGCCTTGTCAGCCTCAGCCTTTACAGCAGCAGCCTTATCAGCATCTGCAGCAGCCTTAGCAGCAACTGTGTCCGCTGTAGCCTTTGCTAGTGCATCAGCAAGAGCCTTATCAGAAGCAGCCTTAGCAGCAAGTGCTGCATCCTTAGCAGCCTTTTCAGCAGCAAGTTCTGACACTAAATCACGAACTGAAATCTCTGCAAATGGTGCAAGTGCACGAGCAGGAAGACCAGTTACATCTGCAGATGTTGCATCTGATGATGTTGTAGGTGCGAAGGTGATTAGTGTACGTGTTCCAGTTGTTGGAAGCGTTGCCTTAAATGTTGCAACTCCAAAATCTGAAAGTGTAGCCCCAGTTGTTGCTGTTGCTGAATCTAGTGTTGCTGTTGCAGCAAAAACAGTTGCAGTAATTGACTTACCTGATACCTTGTTACCAAATGTATCTGTTGCAGTTACTGTAATGTCTTGCTTTGTTCCAGCAGCACCTGATGCAGGAGCGCTTACTGTAAGAGTATTAATCTTTCCAGCAGTACCTTGTACATAATATGTTAGGGTTGTTCCCTGATTTGTGATTACAACTGTACCAACAGCGGTTGTCTTTGTGTAGACATAGAATGTTGCAGTTGTACCTGTACCAGTGGCAATTGTCAAAGATGATGATCCTGATGTTGCTCCTACTGGTGCAGCAGATGTGTGTAATGCAGACACAATTGTTGCGTTTGTTGCTACTACAGAAACTGATGTTCCTGTATCTACTGTTGCTACAAACTTAAGTGCGTCAGCAGCATCAACAGTGTTATCTGCAGGGACTGGTAATGCAGCAGGCGTAGCGATTGCATTGTTAGTGGTGTTTGCCACTCCATCAAGCGATACGGCTACTGTCATTACAGCAGCACTTGCAGGTGTTGCTACGATTGTTGCGGTAGTCATGGCTGCAACCATGGCTAGAGCGATTTTCTTAAATGAATTCATTATTCTCCTTGTGTTATTCATTATTATATTGTTTTTAATCTATCCAAATAGTCTTTTATGTCTTCTATTTGACTAGGTTTATATTGTATCACGTTGTCGGGTAACGTGTCAATTCTACGAGGCTGCCCCCTAAATGTATGAACCTCTACTTCAAAGTTTTGATCTCTTGTGGTATGAGATATTGCTCCAAAAATAGAACCACATACGGCATCTGCTAAATCCTTAGATTTTTTTCGTGGGTGATCGACCTTATCATTTCTCATAATCTTAAGTTCTGTCAACTCTTCAAACAAAAGTTCTATAGCAGGCATTGCAAGTCTTTGTTCATAGACCAACATGGCCATATCTTCATAATGTTTTTTTGCTACAGACACAGTCTCTGTTTTAATTCCTACTGCCTGTAACTCATTCTGAATATCAAATGATTGCCAGCGGTCAAACGTAACTAATCCTATATTAAAGCCTAATCTCCTAAGATTTTGTATCCATTGCTTTACCTCAGATAAATTTACTGGACCCTCTACCTTTGGCTCCCACCATGCGACAGCATCTACAACAACGATAGGTGATATTTGCTCATAATCTTTTATGACTTGAACATTAACCCATTTCTCAACGTGTGCTATTGCTACCGCACACTTATCGTGTTTTTGTGCTAGGTCAGCGTGAACAAAATATGTTTTTTCTGGATCTGGTTTAAAATTTTCATCAAACCTTCTAAAGGAATCTAATGGATTTCTAATAGTCATACACTCTCTGACTTTTTCTGCTTGCTTAAAAAAGGCATCTGATGCATAAGTGGGTACACAAGCAAAACGCATCATTGCATCTCCAAGATCAGTCATAAAAGCAATTTTAAAATCATCAATCTTTCTTGTGGGATTAACCTCCCATGTAGGCCTTTTTAGACCAAAAACTCCAGGGTATTTATAAGACTTTATGTGATCTTCGTCCCAAGTTATTTCAAACCAATTATCTTTATCGTCTTCTGGAAGTAGTGGGTTAATAATAAATTTATGTGTTTTAGTTATTACTTCTTTATCAGCAATTACTGCTTCATACCGCTCAGAAATAAAGTCGCCGTTATAGCGTGGGAATGAAAGTAAAACAACTTTACCAAGATCAGGGAAGCGAGAATCTACGGAACCACGGAACGCTTTATAAATATTGTCTGCAGTCTTTCCCTGCTCATTACCAGTACCTACCTCTGTTGCGAAGCCAGATATCTCATCAAGAACTGCAAGTAAAAGATTTAGTCCTTCGTGAGATTCACGTTCAGAGTGACCAGAATAAACTGTAATTGATTTATCAAAACTAATTGAATCTACCTTAGCCTCATACTTGCCAGCAAACCATGGAGACCTCTCAATCTTAGATTTAAATCCTTTAAAGAAAACATTCTTAGCCTGCTGTGCGTTAATAGCAACGTTGATAAGATCTATTGCATCTCCACTTGGTTTTCCGAAATATCTTGCAGGGTCTTTAAGACATAGTAACTTATATACGATATAAGCGCAAGCAACAGTAGAGGTGAAATCTTTACCGCTACCCTTCCCAAGTTGAAGAATAATTTCGTTTTTTGTATATTTTTCATAATATCGTTCTCCCTCTTCGTCACCCATAAAATGTTTAAGATCTTCTTTACGATAAATCTGACTCATTGCCTCTACTATGTCATACTGAATAGTAGATAATCCTGGCTGACCTAAATAGTCTGGCGATTCAACAAATGTCTTAGCATCAACAGGAGTCTCTTCAAAATGATTATCCTGTAAAGCCTCTAAGAAGTCATCAAACATCGTGGACAATTGTAATCACTTCATCCTTTTTGGCAATTTCAGAAAGTCTACGCATAATCTCATCACGAATTTCTGGATGTTCTGACGCAATATCACGAAGTATTCCCATTAAGATTTCTTGCTTCTTTTCAATTTGAAGCATCTCTTCAGCAAGTTCTTTATTTTCTAATAGCCCTGCCTTTTGCAGCATATCAATTCTTTTAGACTCAATATCCATTACTAGTTTAATTGCCTGTGTTTTTGCACCCAAGTTATTAGTTAGCGATGCCTCATCAATAACTTCATAAGATTTTGCAATAAGTTTATTATAATGAGTATCTGCAATTGCTAATGCCTCTTTTGCACGAGCACGGATAGCATCATTAGCAGATGCCATAACCTTCCACTCATTAATATGCTGAACAACACGATTACGAGGTATTGCTAAATCTTTAGATATTTTTGTTGCATCATTTCCCTTAAGATATTCTCCAACTACAACGTTTAATTCATCAAGATGTTTAATTAAATCCTCTTCAGTTGACAAGTTGATAATCCCCCTGTGATCCCAAATCTTTTAATTTTGCTATCTTTAATAAAACTAAGTATCCGATTAAATCATCAATATCATTATCACCTGGATAATCTGTGCCCTTCATAAGCCTATTTAGTTTGTCATCAATTCTGACATGAAGTTGCTCTCTTGGTCCCGCCTTTGAAAATATACGAATTGGGTCAAGGGCTGAGTTACCGTATGCAATATTCTTTTTGACAAGCATGTGTGCAATTTCATGACAGGTCTCTAATATCTCTTTACCTGCTTCTGTGCCTACGGTTAATAGGTATAAGTCTTCACACTTAAATTGTTGTGAATCTGAAAATACTGGATCCAAACTCATCTCTTTGACTTCCTTAGCCCAAACTTAGCCAGATATACATAAATTGTTTCCACAGTTACCCCACATTCTTTTGCTATCTGCTCTGGACTTTTTTTATCCATGTGATAACGTTTTTTAAGCCATAGTTCATTTGTATATAGTTTAGCAGGCATTCCCATTTATGTCAACCTCCTATTGCCTTATCCCAATTATTAATAGCCCAATGCCCAATACCACAGGCATCCGCTACATCATAATCGTCTATTTTTTTATCATAAATAATATCCAATAACTTTATTGTTCTTTGTTTTCTAAAATCTCTCTCATAAGTCTTGTACCATGAGGCAGATTTTCCAGGATTGACAGATCTTATCTGTAACTGCTCTTCTTTATTTAATTTTTTATTACCCAAATAACTTTGCCATGTTATTGGGGATACCTTACCTATTGTATTAATACCTGTCATTCCAGCCCCTCCCAAAATAGCCCCCTGTACTAGAGCAAGGTCCGCTGCGGTTTTGGGCGAGTTCATAAAAACTGTATGCTCTATAACAATGGCCTCCATACAATTGTAGTGAGAAAATAATGCTTTAGATTTTTTACAAGCATCTACGACTTTCTCATAAATATCATTACCTTCAAAAGTAATCTTTCCATACTTTGCTAATTTTTGATGTGAATATATAGCAAATGCAAGACTATTTGTGCTTGCATCTATAGCACATATATTATATGGTTGATCACTTTTTACCATTTGACATCCCTTTTATTTCTTTTAAAGCCTTTTTAACATCGCTTGGATTAATATTACATTTAATGCATAGTGGTTCGTCATTATATATTGATAACTTTTCTCCACACTTTTTGCAAACACGATTTTTTCCTTTTCGTTTTTGCCTTCTAGTTTGTATGTACCTTTGTGCTATTTTTTCTTTTGTAGCAGCATCTCTACATTCTTCTGAACAATATATCTGATAAGATATTTTTGTTTCAAAGTCTAGATCACACCATTTACAACTCTTCATATTCTAGTGGCTCCAAGGATTCGATTTTTATCTCTCCCACCTCAGCATCAGCACATGCTTGTTGCAATGGACAAGTTTTACAGATTTTAGAATTAGATCTATAATTTTTCTTAGGAATGGTTTTATCTTGCCACGCCTTTCTTGTTCTACGCAACCAGTCAAATGTTTGATCTACCCACCGAATATAGTGACTGTTTACTTCTATTGGGAATACTATTAAGTCATGATTATTTTTATTCTCATAAATCAATACTCCCTTTGCTTTACCCAATACCTTCATATATATTAATAACTGAATCAAATGACCCTTCTTGGGCTTATTGGCATTTTTAAAATATTCAAAAACTTCGTTATTCATAGTTTTAATTTCGCCAACTATTTCTTCGCCTTCCCAATTTATCATGGCATCGCCATATCCAAAAATTGGAGGATCATTACTTATAACTTTAAATTCTGTTGTATATACTGTTTCTCCCTGTTTTTCTGTTGCACTCTCATCCACAAACTTTTGTGCTACACCAGAATCAAGCATAGCCTTTTGAATTCTATCATGAGACATTGTTCCAGATGTCATATTTGCTACTCCGTATGGAGTATCACTATTTTCAAATATGCCACCTTCAAATGCTAGATACCAATACCTTGGACATTCGCCATGACTGTAGGCAAGCGTTGAAGGCGCAAATGTTTTCTTTTTTGTATACTTGGCTTCACGTCCAACAAGATATCCAGATTGTATCTTCTCAATAAGCCCATCGATGTTAAAAGTAGCGCCCTGAAATTCTGGACTCTTCTTTTTATCAGACTTAATCATAACTTCTTGTAATAAATTTTTCATAATATTTTAGCGTGTTATATATTTAAGAGCAGATACTAAGTTATTAATTGACTCAGCAGCAGTATAATAAATATTCTTTTTCGCCCTATCTCCTTTATCTACGTTAGCCATCCATGTTGCTCTCAAAGACATTTTTGCAGCAATTGCCTGAAGCCTTACTATTTCAAGCGTAGCAACATTCATAGGAATATCTGGCTTGAGTATAAGTTTTGCTATTGTTGTTAGTGCACTAGTAAGTTCTTCGTCTTCCATGTATTCTGCAATTTCAGAAAGACCATTTATCATTTCTAGGGTTGTGCTATTTTGTTCCATTGCTCACCATCTGTTCTAATAGTTCTAACTCTATTATACCAAGTCTGATCTTCTTGTTGCCTTCACCTAATACAACAACTATGGCTGGATCATTGCCATTTCTAATAGCATCTGTAACTGCCTTAGCCCACACCTCATGATTAAGAGTAAAGGACTTCGAGTTCTCTTTAAAATCTACAGTAAAATTATTCCAAGTGGCATCGCCTTTTTTGGTATTTCTACCAGAATTTTTATGCTGTTTTGCACCTATTCTTTTACTTTCGTTCTTTTCGCTCATAATCCTTTTTCTTTTTATATCCTACCTGAAATAATTGTACCTCAGATAAATGTTTATCAGAACACATCCATGATGCCATTCCGTTCGCTGGGTAAAGCCTAATAGTTTTTACTTCTTTTTTACAAACCTTACAGGGAAACCTTCCCTCAAAAATAGAATATTTATCCACTAATCTTATTCTTAATCATATCCTGTAGATCAAGATCCTCTCTTACTCTATTAACAAACCCTTCTCTACCCTGAACCTTGGAGCCATCTGGAAGTAGATACCATGCTCCTGTACGCTCTACAATTCCCATTAACTCAGCAGTATCAACAAGATCAGCGATGCTATCAATACCCAAACTATCGCCTCTAAAATAGAAATCATACTCACCAGACTGAAAAGCAGGAGAAGTTTTGGAAAACTGGAGTTCCCATCTAATCTTTCTACCAACCTTTTCTTCAATAGCCTTGTCACCAACATATATCTTCCCCTTTATTGCTTGATTGTCTGATTCTGATGAAAATAACTTGATAACAGTAGATGAATAAAACTTAGTTGCTTGACCACCAGTCGGCTGCTGACTTGTATACATAGCATTAATGTTATTTCGAGACTGACTGATCAGTACAAGCAAGGTTGGCTTTACCTTATTGTTTGCATAATTAAGCATCTTCCATGCATTACTAAAGTCTCTTGACTCTGCACCAATTTGTTTTGTATTTTCTAATTGTTTTAATTCATCTGAATCTTTTTCAAAATAAATAGCAGGCAGTAGAGATGTTATAGAATCAATAACAATAATATCAACACCAGCCTCAATTAAATTTACTCCTACATCAACCATTTCATTAATTGTACGTGCCTGAGAAACTATTAATTTTGAAGTGTCTACTCCTAGTTTAGTAGCCCAATCTTTATCATATGACATTTCTGCATCTATCCAAGCGCAAACCTTTCCTTCTTGTTGGGCAAGTGCGATCATTTGCAAACATAGTGAAGACTTAGCGCTAGACTTACTGCCCCAAACTAAAACCTGTCTACCATATGGCAGCCCACCATTTAGTGCACGATTTAGTCCATAACTAGGTGTTGCAGCATACTCTGTTTTTGGTACAGCATCTCCAACTAAAATATTTTTTCTTAATTTGGGATTTAGTTGTGCAATAACATCTTCTATACTAACTGACATTTATATCCTCCAATATAACAGTACCGTCTTTAGTCTTGCCTAATTCAAACTTATATGCATGGCCTTCTTCGATTTTCATATATGCTTTTGCAAATGCCGTTGGAAATACGGTAACAGGGTGCAACTCTCTAGAGGTATCCGCTAATGTTAGTGATGCCATTTTTTTACCTGCTTTAGTTATTCTAGGTTTAAATGATACCACAAAAAGTTCATCGTCTTTATACGGCAGCATTCTATAATTTAAGAATTTAATTAGTGCAGCATCTGAATTTTTTATTTCATCTACAGGAACAGCAGAAACAATTCTATTATCAGAACAGAGTGCAATATAACTTCGTCCAGCCTCAATCGTTGTTTGTTCTTCATCAAATACACCTATACTTCCTGTCTTATCTAATATCTCAACACGAGACCAACCTTTTCCTCTTTTAATGCCCTTTACCATTCCCATAAGTATAAAAGATCCTTTTTCTTCAAAATCTTCTACTGGATTTATAAAGGCATGATAATGTGATGGAACTGTTTGGGTAAACTCTGGTAAACCAAGATATTCATATAAATTATCTTTAATTTCATTGTCGTTTCTTGGATTATCTGGAAATGTTGCAGCACCAATAACTCTTAGCGCTTCTAGCGCTCTGCTGTTGACTCCATTACCTTTTGTAAATGTAAAGGTTTTAACTTCTTCGAAAGACTTAAAAGGTCGTGCCGATATATATCGTTCTGCAATCTTATCAGAGATAAACTTGATTGCCGAGAGTCCAAACCGAATACCTTTGCCCTCAATTTTAAAATCGATATCCGAATCGTTAATATGAGGTAGTTTAATGCTAATCCCCATTCTTTTCGCTTCAATAAGATATTCAGTTCTCGCATCTTTATCCCTTTCATTTTTTAATAACGAGTACATAAACTCAATTGGATAATAATATTTTAACCATGCCGTCCAATACGAGAGCGTAGAGTAAGCAACCGCATGAGACTTGTTGAACGAATAGCCCGCATGCGCTTCAAAGTCTTGCCATAAATCACGAGCCTGATTAGGAGTAATAAACCTAGAAGCACCTTCAACAAACTTATCACGAAACGCATCAAATTCTCTTGCATCTTTTTTCTTACCAATAATCTTGCGAACCTTATCAGCCTCAGACCAAGACATCCCTCCTAATTCAACACAAGCCTGCATAACTTGTTCTTGGTATAGGATACACCCATATGTGTCTTGAGTGATAGGCTTCATGACCTGATGAAGGTAGTTTACAGCCTGCCGTCCATGCTTTCTTTCAATGTAGTCTTTGCCAATCGTGTTCATGGCGCCTGGTCTAACAAGAGCATTTGATGCAGAAAGTTCTGATAAGTTTTTAACACCCATCTTTACAAGTAGGTTGGTATAAGGGGTTGCTTCACACTGGAATATGCCTTTAGTATACCCGTCTGATAACATTTGATAAACCTTCTCATCTTGCATATCTAGATCAAGAAGATCTATACTTGTACCCTCTCTTTCTTTAATTATCTTTACTGTATCACTAATAACACTTAAAGTTTTAAGTCCAAGGGCGTCGATTTTGATAAGCCCAATCTTTTCAGCCTCTTCCATGTCCACTGCCACAACAGGAATGCGCTCATCGCTACCAGGAGAATTACGTGTCTCCATCGGTGCGTACCTAAAAATAGGATTTTTGCTAGTGACAACACCAGCAGCGTGTATGCCAGTACCTCTAATACGACCACGAAGTTGTTCCCCATATTGTTCCACCTCTGGATATTTTTCTCTAAACCATGCAGTAGTTTTTGAAGTGCAATACTCATCCCAAGTATCTACTAACTTTAATACTTTATTGACATCTACTAATGGAATATTTAATGCACGAGCAACGTCTCGCACTACGCCCTTATCTTTAAATTCTAAAAATGTTGCAATAGAAGCAACATGCTTATACTGTCTTACAAGATAATCTTTAACTTCATCACGTCTTGAATCTTGAATGTCTGTATCAATATCAGGAAAGTCATTTCTCTCTGGATTGATAAAACGGAAAAACAAAAGTCCATGCTCTATTGGATCAATGTCTGTAATACCAAGTGTGTAGCAAAGCAAAGATCCTGCTGAAGAACCACGGCCTGGACCTACCATAATTCCTTCTTTTTTTGCCCAACTGATCATACTTTGTACTACAAGAAAATATGGACCAAAGTCTTTATCATTAATTACTTTTAATTCTTCTTCAAGTCTATCAATATAAACTTGATTTTTATCTAATCCTTTTTCTTTTAAACCAGAATATGCTAAATCTTTTAGTTCTTTGTTTGGGTCTTTATATTGAACTGGCAAAAGATTAAGTCCATCTTGTATATCATAATCTTCAATTTTATTTGCAAGATCTATGGTATTTTCATAAATGTCAGTCCTCCATATTGCCTGCTTTTCCATTGCAGCCTGAATTTCTTCATATGAAAGTAGATGAATATCAAACTTATTAAATGACATTTGTCTATCTGCACCATATAGGTAATCAAGACGCTTCATTAAGTCCCCTTGCTTTTTGGACTTTTCATATGTAGCATCTTTTTGAATCTTGTTAGAATATGTATTCAGAATTAGTTTTAGTTCCTGAATTTCTTTTTGTGATGGATCAACATGGTGACAGTCTGGAGTGACAATTGGCTTAACCTTAAACTCATCAGCAAGTAAAAGAATATTTCGATTAATAGATTCATCGTTATGTGGCATTACTTCAAGATAATAATCATCGCCGAACTCTTCTTTAAACCATTTGATATATTTCTTTGCCATGCCAAGTTCACCAAGTTCGATTGACTTAGCGATAATACCGCTTGGGCATGCAGAAGAAACAATAATTCCTTCTTTATATTTAGACAATACTTCAAAATCAATTCTTGGCTTCTTGTAATATCCTTCTGTCCAAGCAATCTCATTTAACTTATTAAGATTTTCAAGACCTTTTTTATTCTTGGCTAGAAGGATAATGTGGTTATACACCATGTCCAATGGTGTAGTTCGATCTTCTTTGTCTCTACGATCAAATCGATCTTCACACATGTATCCCTCTATGCCAAGAATAGGCTTTATACCACTCGCTTTAGCAGCACGATACATTTCTCTATGACCAGAAAGGGATCCGTGATCTGTGATCGATATTGCTGGCATACCTAATTTAGATGCACGATCTACGTATTCAGATGGAACTCCAATACCATCAAATAGTGAGAAGTGGGTATGTAAATGTAGTGGTACGTAATTCATCTACTACCAGTCGATATTCGTCGCTGATGTTGTAGATGGAGAATCAAAGCCAAGATAGAACGATTCTTGTTCTGCGTATGGAACACGGCGCAATGCCTTTTCCAATGGATATGGCTCAACTTCTGCCCAGTCAAATGGCTCCTTATCTGGAGCAGATGGAATCAAGGTGTAAGATGTTTCTGTTCCTTGTCCATTGCGCTTTAATTTCCATGTAAGATTTGAGATACTTCCTGTTTCAAGGGCATACTCACGAATTGTATTGAATGAAGACTGCTTGCTTACACCCATTGACCAAATTGCTACATAGGGTGCCTCAATCCCATCATCTACAAGAACATTGCAATAAAAACGAAGACGGCCACGCCATCCGCTGTTTCCCTTTGGATCCTTGCGATACATTTCTTCAGCCCAGTCTCTGCCCTCTGAGTCCATTGTATCTATAGCCTTACGCTTATAATCTTTTGGATTTGTGTGTTCTTTTACAACAAGAGCAAGTCCTCGCTTCTCGTTATAATGTGCAGAATCCTCGTCTAATTCTTCTATAAAACGAACCTTAACTGCTTGCCCATCAGCCAACTTAAGCCAACGTACCTTTGGTCCATCTTCTTTTGGTTTGTCTAGCAGGGCATTAATGTTTTTTAGTCCCTTAACAACGCTCATTATTTTCTCCTTCTGTTTTCTTTATTTTAGCATGGATAGTATTGATTTGTCAAACTGCATATCCAGTTCTTTAATTGACTTATCATCCATGTCGCCTATATCTTTATATGATTTATCTATATTTACAACAGTAATATTAGAGCCTAATCTTTCAATTAGTTTTTCTTTCATATTACCGCCTGCCTCATCGTTATCAGCAATAATCATTATATCACTAAAGTACCTATGAAGCAAATCTATTTGTTTGGATGAAACGTTAGCGCCAAGTGTCGCTACTGCTGGGAGGCCAACTTGATCTAATCTAATAACATCAAATGATGACTCAACTACATAAACCCTGCTTGCTGTTTTTACACGATTTAAATTAAACAATATTTTTGATTTAGGAAGACCTGGGGTATTCTTAAAGTCTTTTCCTTCTATAGATCTTGCAACAAACCCAATGCATAGGTCCTCATGATTATGTACTGGCACCGTAACCATATCCTGTTTTTCGGAATAACCAAGTTTAAACTTTGCTATAGATTCTTTTGAAATATTACGTTTATTAAAATAATCCAATCCTCTGCCACTCTCTAGGGCACGAGAATTTAATTGATCAATCAAAGCATTTGGAAATGGCGTCCACTCTTCTTTGTCAACAAGTTTATTGGTTATATCTGAAACAATATCAGTTTCAACTTCTTTGCTTTTAATAAATCTAACAGCCTCAAAGTACGTCCTATTAGAACAATGCATTATTAACTCTACAAGGTCCGCTGTCTTGCTACATGAGAAGCAGAAGAATAACCCACTAAACTTATTTATTTCACCAGCGGGAGTTCTATGGTTAGAGTGAAATGGACAAAATACAATATATTCAGACTCTGCTTCTTTTTCTATATTTAAGCCAGATCCTGCGAGTACTCTTTTAATTTGGCTGGCTGTGTATATATTGGTTTGACTCCGTCTATTCCTAGTATCCATTCGCTCTTTTTTCTCCCTGTATATATTCCGTATACGCTTAAAGTAAATTCAAAGTAATTT